GCAGAAGGTTGGGCAGTAGGGCTAGACTCGTTTGCTGTGTATAAGTCAGTACCGCCACCGCCGCCACCACCAGAAGGTGTAGCCCAAGAGACAGCCCCTGAACCATTTGTGGTAAGAACTTGGCCTGAAGCTGTACCATCTACATTAGGTAGAGTGTAGGTTTCACTTATTCTTACTGTATCTGATGTACTACCAATACTTACTTGATCTGAGGCTGATGAATTAACATAATTACCGAAAGCAAGTGAACGAGCGTGAGTTGCTTCTGTTGATTGTCCTAGTGCAATACTTGAAGTTCCAGAGGCTTTTGCATAGTAACCCGCAGAAAAAGAATTACTGCCAGAAGCTATAGTTCTAAAACCGATACTAGCCGCCCTTGAGCCTGATGCGCCATAGCTTGTCGTATTATTAGAAACACTAAATGCCACTGAAGAAGTTCCAGATGCTCTTGAGTCAGGGCCAGCAAAACTGTCGAATCCTGTACTTACTGCACTGTCACCTATAGCTATGGCATTAGTTCCTGTAGCACTAGGCTGTGCTGTAGGACTGCTTTCATTAGCATCATATAAGTCAGCACCGCCACCGCCAGAAGCCGCCGCCCAAGTCAAACCACCTGTATTGCCTGACTGTGCTGTTAGTACATAACCATTTGTTGGTGTATTGCTTACCTTGAGGTTAGCTTCGTCAACCACATTGTCAGATATTACTGTTGCACCATCGGCTGTTGATGTGACTTCGCCTGTGTGGTTTGGGTGAGTATAAGATGCACCGTCTGCCCCATCAGCTCCTGCTGGGCCTGTAGCTCCAGTTGCACCTGTAGCTCCTGTAGCTCCATCACTTCCGTCAGCACCATCTACGCCAGCAGGACCTTGTGGTCCAGTAGCTCCAGTTGCTCCTGTAGCTCCATCATTTCCGTCTGCCCCTGCTGGACCAGTTGGGCCTGTAGCTCCTTGCGGTCCAGTTGCTCCTGTAGCTCCAGTTGCGCCGTCTGAGCCATCTGCACCTGCTGGGCCTGCTGGACCAGCTACAGTTGAGGCCGCACCTTGAGGACCTGTAGCTCCAGTTGCACCTGTAGCTCCTGTAGCTCCTGTTGGACCTGCTACTGTACTATCAGCACCATCATTACCATCTGCACCTGCTGGGCCTGCTGGACCTGTTGCTCCAGTATTTCCTTGAGGGCCTGCTGGGCCTGTAGCTCCAGTATTTCCTTGAGGGCCTGTAGCTCCTTGAGGACCTGTAGCTCCTGCTGGACCAGCTACTGTACTGTCTGCACCGTCACTTCCGTCTGCCCCTGCTGGACCTTGTGGACCTGTAGCTCCTGTAGCTCCTGTTGGACCTGCTACTGTACTATCAGCACCTTGTGGTCCTGTCGGTCCTGCTGGACCTGTTGCTCCAGTAGCTCCAGTTGGACCAGCTACAGTTGAGTCAGCACCCGCTGGACCTGTTGCACCTTGAGGACCTGTTGCCCCCACACCAGTTGGTATACCGAAAGCAAATGCACCTACGCCGTTGTTGGCTGTAACAGTTGCTGTTGGACTACTTCCTGATGATAGCGATGATACAGTTACTGTAGCATCAGTTATGACATCTACAGCTTCTGCCGCATTCTTAGCGACGACTGCCGCGTCCTTTGCTACAACTGCCTCGTCTTTAGATGTTGTGGCTGTTGCCGCTGAAGCTGACGCACTAGCCGCACTGTTAGATGCTGAAGTTGCGCTGTTAGCCGCCGCTGTTTCACTAGCCGCCGCGTTGGATACTGATGCGTCAATAGCATTCGATTGTTCGTTAGTTACTCCAGAGTTGTTGTAGAAACTGGTCTTTGATGCCATTTGGATTAATCCTCATAATAGTGTGTAGGACGAACAACTTGATTGATGCCAGACTGTTCAGCACTGTTTGCGTGTTCCTGTATCTCAAGTAAGAAAGAGCCAGACTTTTGATCAAAGACGGCGGCTCTCTCATCTAAGAAATAGTCAGCGGCATAAGATAGGGCTGTGTAAGTCAGTAGATCAGATGCAATAGTCGTCAGCATGTTCGTGTCGCTGTCGCTCGTTAGTGTCGCTTGCTCTGCGTAGTAGTTCAGATACAACGTGCCAGTGGTAGGCTTTGGGTGTATCTTAATGTTACCTTGCTCTCTACAGAAGAACCTTGGAGAGCCTAGTTCACCAGTTTTCTGGTGCTGTATCATTTCGTGGAGGGGTATGCGTACTAGTGAGTTACCATTGTAATAAAGTTCAATGATCTCAAGTGTGTCATCAGGTATTACTATTTGAGAAGTACCAGATGCACTGGTCACGTTGTACTGGTTCTGCTTTTCCATCGCTGGCACACGCAACTGTCTTTGTATTCTAGTGATTGCTTGATCAATGAAGGTGTCAGCCAAAGCATTCGAACAGTCACTACGATTTAGAAGAGCAATAAAGTGTGCTCGGATTTCACCTTTGTTCATTGGTTATTACTTTCTTTTCTTGGCTGTCTTTGCCGCTTTTTTGAAGGCACTGTCAGTAGGTGCGCCTTTTGCGCCCTTTTTTCTCATTGGCTTGCCTGATGCTCTTTTCTTGTGAATGTTTGCGTATAATCCTGCTTTTGCCATTTTTAGACCCTCTTATCTGTTGTGAGGAACATATCTAAGTCCTCGTTCTTTAGCTTGCGGACAACCTCTGAGCCTTTAGCTTCCCAGATGTTAAACCCTTCTCGCATCCATTTTTCTACAACGGCTGTCGGTATAGACGCTACTCGCATCATATCTCCTGTAGGCTTCGAACTGCTTTGGTTTCGAGCGTCTTTCAGATCGTCTAAGAACGACTGAGATATGTTTTGCGTGTGTTTACCAATCAACTCCCCATGCTCATGTATGAAGTTTGTTTCGTTTTGTATTAATGTTGGCTGGTGTTGTTTTTTGTTCTGATTAGTCATTGTGCTACCTTGTAAATGCAAAAGGCCACCCAGAGTGACACAAAGTAAGGAGAGCAAAACCTATGTGTATCTCTGGGTGACCTAATTGATAAAGACCTATTCGTGGTCTATTTGCTCAGACTTATGACAATCCTGTGATTGCAACTGAGTCTGCAAAGTTGGTATGTTTGCAGCTTACTTCTCCGACAATATGATGAGAATCTGAGTCACCTGTCTTGGCAAGTAGTGTGCGTGTAAATGGACGCAGCGTACAAGTTTTAAACATTGACGGATCTATCAATAGAGCGTGTGTTGATTTTAGCTGGCGGTTAAGCACAACTCTGTATTCGCCGTATGGGCTACATTACGGCACCTTCACCTAAGTTCGTTAATCTTAGATCGTCTGTTAAGACTGCTCATGCTTTCACATGAGATGAGACTATATCATCACTGCGTGTTGCAGTGTCTGGCGCTTCCACTCACTTGAGTGTACTTCCTCTCGGAATAGTCGTTGCACCTTCCCCATTTTAACGGGGCTTGGCTCAGTATTACCTTATCTCTCGACGTAGGCTTCCACTGAGTTCACCAGATTTAATGTACGCTAGCCACGTCAACGTACAGATCAATCGCATTGACCAATGTCTTACCTTGAGAGATCTCACGGTTACGACCTGATGCTGCTGAGAAACCAGCGACTATTTGAGCATCTGCGGTTTTGATCATAAAAGTATTTACGTCTGAACCGTTTGTGTAAGCAGTTTGACCAGCTTCCAATAGCTTTGCTTCTGTAAGAGCATCTGTTGCGTTTGAACCGGCATCTACAGTTGTAGAGATCTGGTTTAAGAAAGAAGTCATCTTCCGCGCTGTTGTAGCATTACCAACAACAGTTGCCTGGGCAACACCAACTAATGCGTGTTCATAGTCGCGTTTGATCTCCTTCAACTTTTTTGCGAGGTTGAGGGCCGTTTCGGTTTTTCTTCCATATGTGGCAACAGCATCACTTGTAGCGGAGATGTTGAATCCCTTTGTTAAGATCTGTGTCGTATTAGTACGTTCTACTTGTGGGTCTAACGCAATCATCGTCGCTGTAGCCCCTTCCACCGCGGCATTCGTGCCAGCCGCTGCGAGACTGTCCTCCAAAAATGAGAATGTACGAGCAGATATCTTTTCGTTTTTACACATGGCTTGCATGGGCGTATCAAACGGAGAAATGTTACTCAAAATATCTGAGACGTCCTCTTTCTGGCCCACAGTTGTGTATGAAGTGAGTAGGGTCATGGTATTGTATTCCTTATGTTTTTTTGAAAATTAGACAAGATTTGATTAGTCTTTCCAGCCACTCATGAGAGCTGCTGCAATGTCATCTAAATCACTATGACCGTGTAAGTTTTTTATAGCTGCTTGCCGTTTTCTTTCGGCAGCTCCTTCTTTACTTAATGGTGCTTTTCTAGAACTAAGAACTTTGGTCTTACCGCTTTTTGACTTCGTCAGTTTGGCTTTTGCTTTTTTGCTTTTAGCGGACTGTTTTGATTGGTCATAGAGACGTGCTTTGTTAATCAACATAATGACTTGTGGGTCAGTGTATTGGTCAACCTGTTCTTGTGGAAGTCCCGACTTTACAGCGTAGTTACGAATGTCTGAATAGAGTTCGTTACCCCAATCTGGCAGCTGCTCCTGGAGAACCTTGACGCAGTTTGCGGCAGCTTCTTTGGATTGTTCTGCAAATTGTTGCTGTTGTTGAGATACAAGCGTGTTACTTTCCTCTTTTAAGAAAGTTAAGTCTTCCTCTGCTTGCTTTGCGTCTTGTCGTAGTTGGGCAAACGTATCTGGATCCATCTGACGACTAGCTACCAACATATCAATGTCGGCATAGGGTTTGAACCTTGCTTCGGCGCGTTCTAGTAGTTTTTGATATGACAACTGCGTTTGTGCCAGGCTTTCGTCTGATTGTTTTCGCTGGTTGGCTAAATCCTGAGACTTTTTGGTTAAAGACGCTTCTTGACCATAGAGCCGTTTCAAATCCTTTACAGATACCTGTTTAGACTCACCGTTGACATTGATGTCTACAACCTGATCGTCTGAAGCTGCTAGAGGTTCTTCGTCCTCTTCATCATCTTCGTCTTCATCATCAGTTTCGCCATCTTCGTCGTCTAGTTCGTCTGTGTCATCAGGGTCATCAAGGTTATCTTCGCCTTCATCGTCCTCTTCAGTGTCTTCATTGTCTAGTCCATCTTCAGTTACCTCTGTCTCATTGAGGTCTTCGGATGTCGCATCTTCATCAACTTCAGATAAGGTTTCCCCGTCGTCCCATCGTCCTAAGATTGCTTCTGCCGCTTCATCTACATCGAGATTTTGTGGCTCAGAGTTTACATTTTGCACGTTGTTATCATTCATGGTGCTGAATCCTCTTGGCTGGTTTCGCCGTTCTGCTGTTCTACAATGCTGTCACGCACTTGAACTCGCTGTTTCAATGTATCAACCACGTCTACTAATGCGCGATAGTGGCTGTATGCATCTTCTCTTTTATCCTGGTCGCCAGGTTGTGTGTTTACAAAAGACTGAAAAGTCCTCTCGACCAGTTCGTTGATGACTGAGTTAAAAGCAGTACTATCTAGTATAGTGCGTGCTTCATCCCCAGCCACCACAAGTTGCTCTTCTTGGGTTGGCATAGTTTTTGCTTCCTTGGTTAGTGATTATTAGCCGTTAGGGCTTGCTATAGCGCGAACATCGTCGGCTTTACGTGCAATCTCTAGTTCTTCTAGGTTGACGTATTCTTTGTGCTCAAACTCAGTTTCTTTGAGGTCTTGCTTGTCAGATTGTAGGGCGAATGCTTGTTGAGCCTTCATAGTGTCTAGCTCATGTTTCATTTGCCGCATTTGTGCATCCATCTGTACCTTCATTTCAGCGACAGCTGTTTGTCGCTCTTGTAGCTGCATCTGCTGCTGTGCCATTTGCATTTGTAGTTCTGCATTTGGATCTGGTTGTGCTGGTGGTATCTGCGCTGGGTCAGTTAAGAAATCAGCAACATTCTTGATACCTGATTTATCCAGGACTGATGCCAACATCTTGTACTTATTCATTGGTGAATACATTTCTCCAAGTGTTGGATCTTGTGAGAATAGGTTGTGGAATGCCAGGTGCTTTTGCACCATGTTCTCCTGGTCACCATATCCAAGGTGAAACTCTACCTGGACGTCACGCTTGTCAGCCCATTTTGATGGGTCGATTTGCACATAGCGCCCTGCAAGTTCAACGATCTTCTCTTCACTCTCATTCTCTACGATTAGTGAGTAGACCATACTGAATAATGGTTTGAGGAAGTTGTTTGCAAAGTTACGTGCGATCACTTTCTGACGTTGTTGAGACATCGTAGCAAGCTGTTCAACCATAGCTGCTGAGTTCTGCTTGCTTAGTGCATCTTTGTTTAGACCTTGTGATAGACGTGAGACACCTGACGTGTCTTCTTTCTCTTCGTCTAGCATCTGCATTGTTTGGAATACAAATGGGTTCAGAGACGCCTGTTGCATAGGACTGATGGCGTCTGGGCGTGTTACGTTTACAATACCACCGACACGATTGTCTATTAGTTCTCTTGGGTTCGTAAGACCACCTTTAACCACTGTGTATCTAGGGTTATTTGTAACCATAGCGTGATCAAGAATTGACCTGGTTAACACTGTACGTGCATTCTGAATACCAAGCAGCTTCTCAGCAAAGTTGTTACCGTGAAATGCGTGAGGGATAGGTAGAGGTACAAACGCTACAAATGGACGTCTGTTTACTATTTCTTTCTCAAGTAAAACATTAGATGCTTTGACTACTCTGTATAAGTAAGCAACACCGGTACCTTCACAATCTAGTTCTATGTAAGACTCAGTGATTGTTACCTGGCGTGTTTGGCGCTGGTCGCCTCTAAAGTTAAATCCACGGTCAGCACCTATGTCGTCATGGCGCGATAGTATCTCTGGGTCACTGTCAAAGTCATTATCTTCGTTGTCTGATATCTTATCAACTAAGTCATGGTCATAACCCATTTCAATAAGTTCAGAGATAGATTTCTTAGTGCGGTGTGCACAAAATGGCACTGTGTCTAGGGACTTTGCTTGTGGTGCAATTAGAAACTCTTCTGGCGCTATGGCTTCTACTTTAACTTGTGATGTATCTCTAGTTACTCGGAGATCCCCACTGTATAGGCCCATCTCATCTTGCTCGATTTCCTCGATCTCGACGTTGTCCTGGGCAAGCACCATGTCCAGCTCTTCTTCAGTTAGGTTCTCGACGTACTCAAGTGTACTTTCGTCTTGCATGCACCAATAAACTTTGGCGATACCAGCGCGAGCTATGAGGCCATCGTGTATGACTGTTTGCATCGTTTCAAAGAGGTTATTCTGGCGATGTAAGACGTAGTCAGTGTACTCTGTGCATACTTCTGCTGTGTCAACGTCATCGGCGTTCTGTGGGGCAAATCTAAGGGTTTTGTTACCTGTACTAAAAGTCTCTAGGAGTGCAGCTTTCATGCTTTCTACAGCGTCGTAGACATCTTGGCTTACAAACTTACTGTTGCCATCGTGCGCTGGGCGCGGCAGCTTTGCAGCGTAGTAATCCATTACCCTGCGGCGTTCTCTGGACAACTCTGAGTCATAGTAGCCAATTGAACGTCTGAGGTTCGTGTCAACAATTGATACGATCTGGTCGTCATCAAGTTTTTTATAGTCATCTGATTTCATTTTTTAAACCATCTCAATGTAAAATTCATCGACTGCATCTATTGGTTCCCAGGCACCCTCATGGATGTGATTAGCCAGGGCCAAACTCATTACGCAGTCATCGAAGCATCCAGCTTCTGCCTCCATCCCACCGTTGTTATTAACAATGTATGTAAGCATTTCTCGGATAGTGACTTTGTCGTTTAGTGTAATCTTTTTCTCCCGTACCGCTGCCCTTAGTTCGTCTATAATCAGGGGTTTGGTTTTGGAGGTAGTAGTGAAACCTAGTTTTACAGTCTCTTTGTCAGTTAGTTTGTCTACCTGGATCTCAGTGTAGAAATTAGGGTATGCCATGTCTTTACCAAGCCTGGTACACGTAAGAATACCGTGGCTGTTGTTCTCAACAATAATGTAAGCAAAGTTAAAGAACTCACCTAATCTGTATAAGACGGTAGCAAAGTAATCGGGGTGTACCTGGGCGCGGTATGTTGCAACCTGGCGTTTCTTACTGTCGAGTACCTGGGCTACTGAGTAGTCACCACCACGAACACCCATAGCGACATCTGCACCAATGGTGTACTTCTCACCAGGATCTAATGTCCTGTAGAGCGTAAGTTCACCACGCACGTTCTCGAGCCAATCGTCACCTTCAAGGGCAAGACGCTGTTTTGGATCAGGTGCTTCTTCTAGGTTTTCTTGTAGTGTCTGTGGATTAAACACTGGTCTACCAGTTGAAATAAAGGCCTCGTTTGGCTCTGCTGGATATTCTTGTTGGAAGAGTTCAATGCCGTTCTGTGCGATCTTTCGACGACGAAACATTAGCTGCTCGTTGTCTAGGTCGTACTTCTTAGATAGCTCTGTTTCTTCTGGTGTAATCTCAAAGTTACTAGGCACAGTCTCACGATACTCTGGATCCATGAACCAAGGTATGAACACTGGCACATAGCCGTTGGTGCCATCTACAGCGCCTTTCCAAAGATCATAGAAGATACCTGAGACACCGTTTGCTGTACTCTCGACGAATATAGCAGTGCCTTTCTTGTTAGGGACAGCTTGTGTCATCCCGTTCCAGTTCTCTAGGGCAGTAGACTTTTGCCAGAACGCAAGTTCTGAAGCGTGTACGTGTGTCAGTGTTTCACCACGACCAATACTTTCACCACCGGCTGTAGCAACAACAAATGAGCTGTCGAGCACATCAAATGTCAGCTCTCGCCTGGATGAGTATTTAGTGTGTGGTTTTAGCAGCTCTGGGCAGTTCTCATGGTAGCGCTTTGTCATATCAAAGAGCGCCCTGGTACTGTCAGAGTGATGGGTTACAACCATCGCTTTACATGCTTTGCGCTGCGAAACGTTAAAGTAAAGGTAGCCGCCAACGTATGTAGATAGACCCTGCTGCCGTGCTTTCAATATAATCACACGCACCTTACCTTCAGCAGCCATTTGTTTATCTACAGCATCTTGTAGTAGCAGCTGTGCTGGCTTGAGATTTAGGTTTCGGATGTCTCCGTCTTTTGTTCGGATCTTGAGAGCTGACTTACTGTAGAAGTCAAATTCGTCATACAGCTTGCGGCGTATCTCTTTAAGTTTTGGTTCCATCGTCGGTTTGCTCTTCCTCTGTGTCACTTACTAAGAGCGACTCCAAGAATGCTTCTGCTTTACCAATGGTAACTTCGCTCTTTGCTGCCGGTTTAGTCTTTGTAAAATCTAAGACCATTCGTGCTGCTGTTAGCCGGTCACGGTTCTGACCAGGCTCACGCATAATTTCAACTGCTGCTTTTAGTGCCTCAACTGCGTACACGTCATCTATTTCATTATCTTTTGCCATAATAGCTACGATCCTTTCAGCATCTGCTTTTGCTTGTTTTCGTATTGGTGTTATGGCCTCAAGAGTATAACCATCTGGTGTACCTTGTGGCCGACCAGGGTTCTTACGTTTTTTCGTTGACCACTGTTTTCGGAGTGCTCTGCCTTCCTCCGTTTGCATTAGTTTTGTGAAGTAGTTGTTCTCTTTTGGCACTGCTTTTTTCGGATACTTCAGTTCTTTTTTTGGCGACTTTGGTCGTGGGTTTTTGGGTGCTCCCATTTGTTTCTCCTATGATACTTTTGATTACTGCGTGAGTTAGTGGACATTGCTGACAAAAGACTATGTCAATAAATGATTTGTCCATCTCTTGTAGTATTTGCGATCGCTGATCTTTGCTTAATAAAGACGACGATTTCACTTTCTCAATAGCATCCAGGTAAGGTACTAAGTCGTATGCTGTTTTTACTATCATTTTGCTTCCTTAATGTAATAAGGCCCCATCTCTGGAGCCTTACTTTTGTACTTTTACTATGCAGCTAATATGCCTGGTGCAGGGCTAAGTGCGCCTGGGGGCAGGGGTTGCTGCTCTTCTTCAGGTGGTTCTTCACTACGGGCCATCATTGCCAATATGACGGCAACTGCCATTGCTAACGAATGGTTAAAGAACTTGATGCCACTTTTGTTCTTAGAGTTATCAAAAAGATGCTTTACTAACTTATAAGTGTTAGGTGCAACTTTCTTCATTATCTTTGGATGCATCATAGCAACTTGTAGAGCATTTACAGTTAACTCTGGAATAGACTGTTCGTAGTTACGTTGGTCTATTATTTGTTTTTCAAACGCTTTTACATCTTCATTAAACTGCTCGCTTCTTACACCGTTGGCTTTTGCCCTACGTTGTCCGGCATTATAAGAGTCCATTAGTGATTTAGTTTGGCGTAGAGGTAACACTTGTCCTGTATCTGGATCTCTAAACGTTAGGTTCTTTTGGACTGCTAACATCTCTGCAATGATTTTATTCTGAGATCGTGCATCATTTGGTGTGTTAACTAAATCACCAAACACAGCTTCCAGGCTATTTATACCGGCTGTGTCGTCTTGGTTAGTTAAGTAGTTAAATACAAATTTATCACCCATAAACTGGTTTGTGTCTATGTCAGACCCAGCTATACCATGTGCAACTTCATGTGTCATATACGAAAGAGACGCTAGGCCACTTACAGTACCACCAAACGCATCTACGCCACCTGGCATTATTGCCATAGCCTCTCGATTGTTTGGGTTGTAAACACCAAGGGCGCCCTCTGTAATAGTAGGGTCAGCCTTTTCCATATCTTTAAAAGATCGGTATAACTTTGGTATTATACTATATGCTTTAGCAAGATTTAATATTGCACCAAAGTCTCTTATGCCATTTTCGTACTCAGAGCCTTCTTTGCCAATTTCGAATACAGCCTGTACAACAGGTATCTGTGCTCTTATTTCAGCTTCGGATACTGGTTGGGATCTATCATTATTTTTTGGCGCAGCATTCCTTTGTCCTCCTCCGAAGAATTGACCGAGGATGCCTTGTCTTGTTGCCCCTGGTAATCCTGCATTGGTAGGTGCTGACCCTCCTCCTGGAGATCCAGTTCGTCCAAGAGATCCCAATCGATTTCCTTGTCCAGAACGCTCCAATCTATTTGCGACTGCTTTTCTTGCAGCATTGGCGTAGTCTGGGGCTTCGTCATCTTTGTAACCACGGCTTTCTCCATCTTTTTGCTTTGCTGTATCATACAGACGTTTCTCAGGATACCACATGAGAGCCTGTAAGTCACTCATTGTTATTGGTTCATTAGATATTGCTTTTAATTCTGGCGAGTCATTTAAACGATCTAAAGTCTGGGCAAAAACTGCTCGTATAAAGTTACGCTCTTTTGGGCCAGCAGGGGCTTCCACTTGACCATCAAGATATTTAGCCAAAGCATTACCGGCTTTTCGTAATTCTGGGCCACCTGGTATTGCATTTATCTGTTTTCTCCACTCTTTATCCATAGATAGCTTTGCAATAGCCTCTGATAACTGTTCAACTTTACTTTTTGACATGTTCTTAGTAGGTTTTATAGGGGCTTTAATAAACAGTGGTTTAAATGGCTTTAGGTCATAACTTTTCATCATACCTTTGATCTCAGTAGTTTTCTTTTTGATCATTGGTTTATTGATATTAACTAGACCACCGCGCCATCTACCTACAGTACGCATTAACCAGCGATCCATAGTTAGCTCGTCAAACTTACCATATAGATTTGAGTAGAAACCACCGCCGATCTTTGGCCCTAAAATGGCTGCACCACGTATTAGTGTGTCTTTACCTTCGCCTGATATCTTTACATCATATTCTTTCTCAAGTTGTTTGAGAGGAAATTTAGAGTCCATAAAATCAGCTAAAAGTGCATGTGCACCATCGTCAGAATTAGACAGCCTGTTAAACTTATCTAACATTGTATGGTATTGGCCTAATCCAAAGTTAATACCTTTGGCTGCTTGTCCTATACCGGCGTCTGTAGGGAAACGACCTGTTTCTTTAAGTGTTTCGTAAACATCGAGTGCTAGTTCAAAGTTCTTATCTACTTTTAATCCGTTTGATGTAACGGCTGTAGCCCATATAAACTGCATTTTAGCTTTTGGGTCTGTAAGAACTTCTGGATGCAACTCAGCAACTGTTTTAAGAGCCTGATCAACTGTGCGACCATACCATCCAATTGCGTTTTGATTGTCTTTTAATGCTTCAAGTGCATCAGTAAAAGCAAAGTCAGCCAAGCGATCAATGTTTGCGTCATCAAGGGTACTAAGGTCTATACCTTCGCGTTCTTGTGCTTCAAGTGATTTTGCCTGGAGGTCTAATTTGAAATCGCGGCCTTTGTTGTATACTTTGTCTCGAGCCATTGTGAATGAGTTGTTAAGGTTAGTATCAAGAGCAACATCTGTTGTAGAGCCAAACTGTGGGGGAACGGGTGCAGATCTTTGCTCTTTGGTTTTTGCAGTTAGGATGTCTGTAGGTGTTACACTGTCTACATTAATTATTATTTCATTTTCCCCGATTGGGCCGCGTGATGTTATATCTGGTGATCCTAATATGTCAGACTTTTTAACCGTGTATGCTTGTAAATTACCTACACCTTCTACCCAAGGTAAATTTAGTGTAGCTTTGTAATTAGGATTTGTTGTAAAGGACTTTACCTCACCACTTGGTGTTTCACCTATCCTATATACAATCATTTCATCTGGCTGGTCTTTTAATAATGTCTGTGTTTTATTGTATATACCCTTACGAACAGCAGTTAACTCCTCTGATGTAGATGGATCAACTATCTCTGTTGCATCTTTACCGTCAGCAATTCGTGTTGCTGCTTTAACTGTATGTGCAGCGTACTCTGTGTCTTCATTAAGTACATGTCTAAATATATCAATATTATCTGAACCTGTTTGTAAAAACTTATTAAAAACAGGGCTAACAACTCGTACTTGGTCATATACAGGGTGAGGTTTACCTCTAACTAAGATAGTTCCAATTTGCTCACCTAACTCGATTTCACCTTGGCTTGTAGGCCTTAATCTAGGCTCACTAGTCTGCTTTGGATATGTTTGTAAGGTTACAGGTACATCAAAGCTGTTAGACAGAGAATAATGGTGTTTGCCCCGTGCTTCTGTAGACACAATTGTTTCTGGGCCATCATAATCAACCCATTTCCATCCAGCTTTCTGCTTGAACAAGTTAGTTTTGATTTTGACGCCACCGTCTTGTTTAGTGCCTGGTTCTACCTGTACATCAGATGTTTCTAACGTAGGTTTACCATTTACAATTTTAATAGAGCCACCCTGGTAAGTATTTCCAGTTAAATCTTGTTTGCTGTCTAGATCTATATAGTTACCACCTTCAGCAGGGTTATTAACATTAAAGATACTTTGCATCTTAGCGTTGCTAAAAGGTACAGGTGCTACTCGCGCCTCTTTAGTTTTACCTTCAGTACGCTGCTTCTGCTGCTTAGTAATACGCTCGTACATTGGATCTATGATCTCTTGTACAAACCGTGGATCTACGGCTGCTAACTTCTTGTAGACTGCTTCAAATGTTTCTAGTGGCTTTGATCCTAAGTTACCGTCAAGTTCATCTATTGCCTGGCTCAGTGTCTTATAGTCACTTTCGCTCATGATGCCTTCGTTGTTAATCTTGTTCAGTGCTGTCTTCTGATCAGCGTTAAACTTCTTGTTAGCTTCAATGCCACGGTTGTAGTTTTCTTGGGTAGTAAACCTTGGGCCGAACTGTGGTTCTGCATCAAGTTTAGCGTTAGGGGGATAATACCCTGTCGCTGCACTTAATCTTTGCATTACATCTGACTGTTGTTGAGGCTCTGGGCTTTGAGGACTTTGTTGTGGTTGTGTTGTCTCACCTGGGATCGGCTGCGGCTTGTTTATAACCTGGGCTTGCACACTTGGGTCACTAATTATTTTAAGTTTTACCTCGCGGATAAGTTGTGTGAGGTTACTAACCGGACCACCATCGCGCACTGATATACGGTAGCTGTCAATAGAACGTTGTAATATAGGTAAAGGATTATCTGCCTCTATTTTTCCTAAAGCATCAGCAACACCGGCTGTACTTAGGCCTGTTGAATTTTCCATTACAAACTGTGGCGCAGGGTTTGGATCGTTTGGATCACCTTTTGGAGGAGCGCCCCTGTTATACTGAGATCTGTTGAGTTCTAGCTCTTGCATCTTCTGGTCTTCGATTGCAGCTTCAGCTTGCTGTGCTTCAGCTATTGCTTGCATACGCAGAGAAGGGCCAGTGGGGCTTGTCTGTGTTTCTCTGTTAGCTTTTGTGTTGTCTCTGATGTACTTGTTTACTGTAGATCGTCTACCGGTCACTGCATCAATAGCGCGGCCGCCGGCAAATGCGCCACCTTGTATTGCCAAGCCAGTACCACCACCGGCCATGTAAGCTGCACCTGTAGTTGCAAGGCCAGTAATGCCACCTTGGGAGCTGAACGGGTGTGTTAGGTTGTTCAGTGGGTTTGCTAGGTCTGTAACTTTTGATACGCCACCTTTGTAGCCAGATTTGTGAAGAGCAGTAAGTTCGTTCATCTCTAGTAAAAGATTACGAGCCTTTTGGCCTTCGTATGTTTGTCCAGCAAGTCTAGCCAGGGCATTTAGTTCTTGTTCGCCTACCTGGCTTTTTGCTAAAGTTTTACCTTCTGCTAAAGCAGCTTCTGAAAGTATTTTATCTTCAAGATCTACAAGTGTATCTTGGTCAGTTACTGCCACTAGCGGTTTTAAATCTTTAAAGACTTGCTTTAGATCTTTTTCAATTTGTGTGTGTGCTTTTGTTACAGCTTCTCGAGCGCCGTTAGTAGACTTAACGTCAACGTCTTTAAGGTTGAGATTGTTTGCTTCTGCTACTTTTTTTAAACGGTTTGCAAACGCTGTTGCTGCGCGGTTTTGCTCTGTGTCATTAAAAGGCTTTGGGCGTACAGCATTTACTGTTGATAGGCCTGTCTTAACTGCACCGGCAGACGTACCACCAATAATACCTTCACCGACTGCTTGTCTTGGATCTACATTAAATCCAGCTTTAGTGTTTACTGTTGCGCCGGTTTGTTCAATGACACTCTGTAGGGACTCTGTTCCAAACTCTTTGAGTGCAGATGCAAAAATCTTACCGCCACCTAGACCAAGTGAGTCAAGCAGTGCTATTCCAGCAGTAGACGTAGAGACATATAAGAAATCATCTTTATTTGGCTTGTCTCTACCTTGGTTTCTTGCGCGTTCTTCCGCTAATGGGCCTAAATGTTGTACAGCACTAAAAATAACAGGTGCTGCAATGCCACCTACAATGGCTCCTCCTGGGCCAAGTGTTGAGCCAACTGCTGCACCACCAGCTCTTGCCATCATCTGGCCGGCAAATTGTGCACCTTGCTCTATTGCCGCTTTTGGTAAGTACCTGTATGCATAAGAGCCATCTTCATCGCCTTTGATAAACTTAGCTGATGATGACTCATAGCCTTCTGGGGCTTCAGTTAAGTTTGTTAGAAATTCACCAGTTTTTTCATAACCAAGAACTCTTGCAGTCGCACCCATAGCGTCCAAAGATGAGTCTATACCTTGCGAAAAAGCCTCTTTATAGCCGCCTGTAGGACTGTTAATGCCAGTGTTGTTATTCTTTGGCTGGGGGTTTAGTTTATCGTTTAGAGCGCGTATAGCCCCTTCACGGTTGGGGCCAGATACTTTGTACTTCTTACCATCAGGCGCAAGTATAGTGAAAGTGGGCATAAGTTATAGCCTCCAAAAAGTAATTATTGTGGATCTGGTGTTTCATCAACGATAGTAAAATCGTCAGGATTGTAAGCAGGGGTGGTGGTACCAACACCTGTATCAAACCCTGGCATTGTTTCCGATATTGGTGCATCTAGATCTGTTAGACGTGCACTAGGGTTCAATATTCTGTGCATGAACATTTCTTGCATCTTGATCTTACGATCTAACCAGGCAATCCATATACTTTCGTCGTCAAGGTCATCTGGCGCAGAACTAGCAAACAATTTCATCTCAGCGTTTGAGATTGCACCTTTTGTTTCAGCAACACGTTGCATTACTTCATCAAGTTTTAATTTCTTTAAGAATAAACGGTCAGCTCGTTCTTCGTTACCAACAGTGTAACCAACAAGCCTATTCCATAAATCAGGTATGGATTTTCCTGTAACGTTTTTGTTGTTTTCAAGTATTGTCTTGGCTTCTTGCATTTCACTTAAAGAAATGTTGATTTTATTTACTTTTGCATAGTTATCTGCATCTAATTTCTCTTGATCTTGGGCTTTCTTTGCCGCTGCAAGTGCTTCAGCTTTTGCGTTAATCTGCTGTGTGTTGTATGCGTCAGCTTCTGCTTGGCGGTTCGCATCTTTGATGTCGCCATATGTTTGTCCCATAGCTTCTATGTAAGAGTCGCCACGGTTCGCTGCGCCGACACCGGCAGCTCCCATACGCATTAACATTTCGCCTTGGCTGATCTTCATGTCTGGCATCTGTGAACCACGGGCGTTACCAGACACAGCACTACGTTTGCGATCATAAGATGATGTAGTATCAGTGTTTAAGATGCCATTTGTGTTTCCAGTATTTCCTAAAGGGGTTTGGCCCCCGCTTAGAATTCCACCACCCTGAGGTGTGTTTACATTATATCTTTCTTCGTTGTACGAAGTTGCTGGATTCATCTCAGAGTTTGGCATAATGGAGCCATCTGGCATTCTGTGGTGACCATCTGGAGTAGGTGTGTATGGATATTGGTTCTCACCAGCTACCATGTCATCTATAGGCTCATACTGTCCTTTTACTTTGGGTATGTTCATGTAAGGGTCTAAACGTGCGCCTGTAGGCATTGGTGACGTGAAATCAGCTAACAACGCGGGTTCTTTAGCTTTACTTAACTGTCCAAATTCATTTTCTTCTGGGTTGTTGTAAAAAAGAGGTTCAGTGTACGCAGACGGGACTTTATTACCATCATCGAAAAGAGTAGTGGTAGGGTCTTTCTCTGCCCGACTTATTGCGGCAAGAGACTTAGCACGTTGGTCTAGTGCATAATCTTCACCAAACTGTTCATCATCTTTACGTCTCTGTATGTAAGTCTTTAGACCACCAGCGACGTTATCTCTAAAATTGGAGGTTTTAAAACTGCTACTTGGTGCTTCTAACTCTTCAAGTGCAGTCATTTCAGGGTCTTTGGCAACTTCTAAAAAAACATTTGCCATCTCAGCAAGTTTAGCTGGGTCGTCTTTAAAGGCATCGTAGATGTACGGATGGGTTATTTTAAATCTAGCAATGTTTTGTTGTATAACACTCATAACTATTATTTACCCCCACCATATCTATTGTTAAAAGCTGATGTTCCGTATGTGGGTGTACCGCCACCAAAGAATCCTGGGTTTTCTTTCTGGAAACCAAAGCCAGCCATGCCGCCTGATATAGCAGCACCAACTGGATCAACTTTATTTGCTTGAAATTGGTTAGACGTCCCTGGTGCTTTACCCAGGATACCAGCTTGGTAGTTTTTACGCTGCTCTAGTTCAAAGTCACGCTGTGCTTCAAAACGTGCTCTCATGTCGTTTAGTTGTGCCTGGTTATATCCTTGCAATGCGTTACCAGCGTTCATACCGAAGTTAGCACCTTCTCCCAACGTGTTCATGCCCGTAGTGTATGCGTTTGCTATACCGGCGTTTGCACCCATAGCCCCAGACAATGCGTTCTGCTGGTCAGCAAATGCTTGGTTCTGTGTGTTTAAGCTGCGGTCAATTAAGTTGTTCTGGATGTTTGATGCCATGTCAGCCCTGCGGTCATCGTAACCGCGATTGGCTACAGCTTCAGCAATACCGGCGCGGCTAGAGTTCATGTTGCCAGATCCAGACGCTGCCATGTCTATGCCAGTTAATGTGTTCTCCTGGAGATTACGACGATCATCACGCATAGCTGTGTCTAGGAGAGATCCAGTGTTTTGGTTTGCGTAGTTGATAGCGTTACCCAGGCGGTCTTGCTGCTGTGCAGCGTTTGCCATCCCTTGATACTGGCCGTACATGTTGTTTGCGTTAGCACCAAAGCCAGCTGTATTGCCCATCATGGAATTACCACTGTTCATCATGTTCATACCGAAGTTGCCCATAGTGTTGGCAGTTCCAGTTTGAAAAGCGTTGGGGCCGGCGTAAGTTTGGCCTTGGTAGGCTCCAGTGTTTAAGACACCATCTAGTGCACCTTGACTGCCTTCTAAGTTGGCATCCACGTATGGCTTGTATTGGTTGAACGAAGCCATGTTAGCCGCGTTTGCTCTATCTTGTGCTTTTGATTGCATCTTTGAGCCAAGTAAGCTGGCTCCAGCACCTATAATTGCGCCCCACATATAATATTCCTTTTGTTTATACAGCAACCCAAGCTGTGCCATTGTAGACAACAAGTTTAGATACGCCTGATCCGATTGGTTCCCAAGGTGACACAGCATAACGCACCATCCCTTTTCTTGGGTTGGTAGGCTCTCTGTCGGTAACTTGGATACTTGCGTCTGCTAATGATTTTATAGACGCCTCTATTTCTCTCAGTTCTTCCTGTAAGTAGTTGGGGAGGAACTCTGGAGAGAGTGTTGGTGCTGTGCGTCTAACATAAGCAGACACCAGCATGTTTATTTTATCTGAGATAGCCATATTGTCAGTTACCTCCGACCAGTGACATTGATCTCAACATCCATACCGGTAAAGTTAAAGTCCTTGTCGGCTGTGGTTGACAGCTTGTACGACAAGTACCTACCAGCCATACGTGCGTCTACTTTGTAGTCGGTTAGAGCATCAAAGGTTACGGCAGTGCCGTAGTTAGGCGTGGCATGGGGTGTATCGGCAGCTCCAAAAGTAAACTCAAACTGGCCGTTTGAACTGTCAGTAGATACTTGCGGCGCTAGTCTTGAGATAACTTTGTAGCCGGTAAGTGGTACACCTTGTTCGTCCAGGTCAAGACCCACACGCTCTATAAAGAAGGGCTTAGATACTGCCGTGTCTATAGCTTGCGATAGACTACCTTTTTCAATCAAGTCGATACCATAGACTTTGCTGTTAGCTACCCCACCCCCACTAGCTTTTGCTAGGACAAGTGGATGTCTTTGGAATGGGCTTTCTTGAGAGTGGTATGATCCACCCACGTTGTCGTAAGTAGTCGTAGCGTCTGCATATGTTGACGCTGTGTTTACGTTGGCTTCAGCACCAGCAACTACGTTAGGTAAATCATAGAATGACCATATGTCTTCTTTGTAGTTGTAGACAGCTGCACGGTTGCAAGCATCACCATCTGCGTACTCAGCCATGTCGTCACCGCTGTGGTAACAGAAGTATACCTCTTCGAGCATTGAGTTATGCAAGACAAAACACTGTTCACTCTTAGAGTTATCTAGGCCATTGAAGATGTAGTCTCGGACTCGACCATCGCATATAGACTGGCGTGTGTTACCATCGGTTACATAGATGTCATCCCTGTCGAAGACATAGTGTTTACCTTCGATCTCTTGGATGCAGTTCTGATTGATTACACCAGAGTCATCAAAGAGTTTCCTAAAGTTAAATATGAATGCACCGCCTACAAACTCCATCATCCACACTTGGTCTTGTGAGTAGACAAGGAAGTTGGAGCCTAGGGTAGCACCATCAACTATGGGGGTCTTCATTTGCACTAGGTCATTAAAGCCAGCACTGTTGGTTAAATCTGAGGCATCCCATGTACTAGGGACTTGGTTGGCTAGAACTGGGTCACTAAAGCGAACCCTGTTAGGAAACGCTGTGCCACTTTCTACAGTGCCTAGTGCAAGTAAGAAGTCACCATATGATCTGATAGCTGTCGTGGTTGTGCCAGAAGGCCAGTTAGGTAACGCAGTAAAGTTAGTTGCTGTAGGTACTCTATGTACTGGGGCTGTGGTTGATCTGTTAATATACTGTACGTCTGCAAGTATTGTAGCTGTCACGGGTGTTATAGCAGATGCAGACAGTGAACTGTTGAACTTTTGTGATAAGACGCCATTAGACATCTCATAGATGTCGAAGGTATCATCCACCACTAATACTGTATCAAAACCTGAGAGAGCACTGACACCATAGATGAACTTAGGACTAACTGTAAGGTTGCCTGAGATGCTTCTGTAGATTGGTGCTCTGGTTACTTTGGCCTCGTTGAACCTTACGTTCTTGGCTCTAGTGTAGGCATTGATGGGTAGACTGTAAGGGTCAATGTCAGTGACGACCCCTAAAGACCCAAGCCCACGAATTGGGAGGTTAGTCATGGGCTATAGCTTCCTTAGTTGTTACGTTTTAATACAAGGTAGTAAGGCTACGTTTCGCGAACGGGTTTCTGATGCAAGACGCACAGTGCCGTAGCCAGATAGGGACACAGGTACACCGACTCTATCAGTTACCTGTGTGGCTCCCATAGCGTAAGTACCATTACCTCCACCACTACCATTGCTCTGTGAATCAAGGGAATGCCCGTGGCCTTGTAAGGCATCAGCCTGTGAGGAACCAAATGCACGTCCGTTGTCCACACCTTTACTGTTGTCCCAACCACGGATGAACTCACCACGTAAGTCAGGGACATTGAATGTAGTTGTCCCATTACCTGATCCGTGTGTCACACCAATAGCCGCAAACAAGGCCGAATAGGTACTACGGCTAACTGCGCTGCCATTACACTCTATGTAGCCTGTAGGTGCACTTGTGTTTGCAAAGTAAGACACAAGACCAGTAGGTGCACCACTGTTTGCTAGTGCCGCTGTAAGTGCATCTAATTGTGCCTGTATGCCGCTAGTGACACCATCCACATGGTTTAACTCTGCGGTTGTTACTGTAAGGCCATCAGTTATGTTTAGTTCAGCTGTGGTAGCTGTAAGGCCATCAGTTATATTTAGTTCTGCTGCAGTCGCAGTGACACCATCGAGTATGTTAAGTTCGGCTACTGTAGACGTAATGCCGTCAAGGGTGTTTAGCTCGGCTGTTGTAGCCGTTACGCCGTCCATAAGGTTTAACTCAAGCTGGGTAGCTGTGATTGCACCAGTGACGTTTGGTAACGTAGCTTTGATGGTAGACTTTAGTAGTCTGATGTGGTCATCGGCCTGCGCCAAGCCGTCCGTAGAGGCTGGGTTTGAGGCGTTGAGGCTGTTGACGTATGTTCCTGATTCAAGTGCCATAGTTCTGGGTTCCTGACTTATGTGTTTCTGGGGGGACGACTGATCTTCAAGAGGCCTGACAACAACAACAACAAGCCAAAGGTTTAGCTGCGTTTTTGAAATTGGATTCTGAAGTTAGGTATGGGGGGTCATTTTTTGCCTAGGGAACCTAAATCGACATTCATTTCTATTGATATTATTTGTGGGCATCTGTAACCCACTGATATCATTGCATTTCTATGTAAACAGATTAGTAATCCGTTGACGACAAGGATAGCTTATTAGACATTAGGGAAATTTATCTGGATTCAAGGCCATTTTGTTAAACACAGAATACAGACACACAGACCTTAGTTACACCTATGTATCTACCTATGTATCTACCAATGTCATCACTTACGTCTCCCAACGTTTATCCTTGTGACACCAAGGGCAATCACTATGTGCTTCGACAGCAATGCTGCTCCGGTTAATACCGAAGTCTTTCAGCTCTGGATCAGACGCCATTCTAAGACGATCAGCAGACCTGTTTGCCATCACATGGTACTCATATGCTCCAAGCCATAGGACGATAGTCTTCAGTGTTCTCACTGTTACTCTAAGTACTAGCATTGGTCATATGTCTTTCTGTATTGATCATAGTGGTAGTAGTCGTTATGTATTAACTCTTCAGTAAACTCATGTGTCTCAACAAACGGATCTCAACTCGTGGGAGTTCAACGTCTGTATCTTCGGGAGAGAACGACATATGAGTTTACAGAAGAACTAACAGCTGTAGTTACCTGTGTGCTATGACACCAACGTTTCTCTATTAGGGTGGACAGAAGGTCAGATGTTGTATAATGTATTACCTGAACCTACCATTTAGGACATTTTAGCCTCTAAAAGTGTAGGAACATGACGCACTTTAATCGGTGCCAGAGGCCTGGAGAGTACCGCAACCATGTGGTTTCCCAGGCCTCGTCTTTTTACTTCTGTACACCACTACCACTACCACCACTGTTGACAGTCTCCATACGGTACATACCGTTGACTGCATCAGCCTCTAGTGACTTCACCATATCAATGAACTGCTTGTAGCTGATGTGTATCACCTGGTACTCGTTCAGCGTCTCTGCATACTGGCGTATGAACACTGTGCCGTTGTCTTCCAGGTAGATCTCAAGATCCTCATGTTGTGACTTGTCGTCGAGGGTAACGACCTTCATGTAGTCTTTCTCAATCTCTACTGTGAACGTCATGCTTGCGTGTCTCCCCACCTCTGCGGCCACCGATCTTAGACGCTTCGAACTGCTGCCAACCGGTCATGTTGCCTCGTATTGCGTGGACTTTACGCATCCGTTTGTTCTCTGCTGGTGCAAAGTGTTCGTGGACTGCTAACAAGAACTCTTCTTTATTGTATTTCTTCATTTGATGTCTGCCCCTTTATGTTGCTTCCAGGTAACAATCCCAACCAGGACTTTGTTTTATCTTGGTTGGGATTTCCTAGATTATGTTTTGTTAATTACTCACAAGTTCTCAGACCCGTGTATGGATCGTGGTAACAAGCGCCACCTTCGTGCTCATCGACAAACGTATTGTCATCAACCACTTCGACAACTGGTGATGCTGTTGCTACCTCTTCAGATGATGCAGCGTTCAATATGCCAAAACGCTTTCCGGATGCCCTAAAGGTCGTGCAGCCGCTGGCACGTCCGTCGTATGCTTGCATGTAGACGTCTTTGAACTGTTCCCAGGTAACTTCGTCACCCACGTTACAGGTCTTTGAACAAGCGCTGTCCACGTACTTAGATGCCAGGTTAAGCACCTTAACGTGGTCAAACACTGACAGCTCGTCTGCGGTCTTACCTTTGACACCAAAGTCTCGATAGCCGTAGTCCTCGATGCGTTCTACTCTAGGGCCATCAAAGGTCTGGATAGTCCTGTCGTAGTAGTGGCTGAACACTGGCTCTATGCCACTAGACACATTGTCTGCGGATAGACTGATTGTCCCTGTAGGTGCGACTGACAACAAGTGACTGTTGCGTATACCGTGCTCACGAATGTCTGCTCGGATATCATCTGGCAGCGTCATGCAGAACTCACTGGCCAACATCAGTTCCTCGTACAACGGAAACGGGCCTTTCTCTTTGGCCAGCTCTATTGATGTACGATAGACCTCGTCACGTATAGTTCGCATGATACGCTCTAGCTCCATCATAAAGCCATTGGATCCAAACGTGTAGCCCAGCGCTTCGATAGCGTTTGCAACACCTGTAACACCCAAGCCCATACGACGCTTTGATTTAGCTTCCTGTTCTTGTTGTGGTAGTGGGAAGATTGCACGATCGACTACATTATCCATTGCTCTTACGACCGCTGGTATGTCTTTGATTAGATTACTGTAGAGAAACGCTCTGGCGCCCTGGGCATCTGTGTGCACGTACTTCACCAGGTTAAACGACCCAAGCAAACAAGCGCCGTTTGGTGGCAAAGGTTGCTCGGCACATGGGTTCGAACTGGCTATAGTTTCACAGTACCAAAGGTTGTTCTTTGCGTTGATGCGATCCATGAATAGTATACCAGGCTCTGCCCAATCCCAGGTGCTGCGTAAGATATCATCCCACAGTGCTCTAGCGTCAATTGTCTTGTGTACTTGGCCTTCGAACACCAGGTCAAAGTCCGTGCCGTCTTTCACTGCTTGCATAAACTTATCAGTCACACCGACACTCATGTTGAACTGTGTCAGGTCAGTGCTGTTGTTCTTTGCGTGTACAAACTCTTGGATGTCAGGGTGGTCAACTCGCAGTACACCCATTTGTGCTCCACGTCTATGACCGGCAGATGCTATCGTCTTACATATAGAGTCAAAGATACCCATGAATGACATTGGGCCACTAGATCTACTGTCTAGGCTCTTGATCAACGCACCGTGTGGTCTAAGTGTACTGAAGTCGTATCCAATACCACCACCCATCTGCATCGTCTTTGCAGCGTTCTTAGCAGCATCCATGATGCCGTTCATACTGTCGTCTATCGTTGCAGACACAAAGCAGTTGTACG